CCTCTTTTTCTCAATTTTTCAATGTGATTTTTTAGAGTCTGAACCGATGCAGATTTTGTAGGATACTCTTTAATTATTAGAGTGCCATCAATATCTTCTATCTTTTTTAGAATTTCTTCCTTTCTCATTCTATGATCCCCAAGAGGAACTTTTGAGATACAGCAATCAAATCTCTGGCCCACGACGGTGTCTTTAAGTTCGAGTGTATAATAGACCACAGTCTTCCCCTCAAGGAGCGCACGAGTTGCGAGGTGAACCATAACCATAGACTTACCAGCACCGGTGGGAGCAATAACGACTCCAAGCTCAGAATTTCCAAGGCCTCCCTTGCAAATTTCATCCATTCGAGACCAACCAGTTGTAATAGGGTCTCTTGTAATGAGCTCAAACCTGCGAAGACAGTCCCGGTGAAAGTCGTGGCCAAAATTGTTGTCAGTTCCCAACACAAGTGCATCCTTAATTACTTTCTCAATCTCATCAAAGGAAGAGCTACTAAGTAATTTCGCTGATTGTAACATTGCACCTTTAAGGGCCTGCTTACGACAGAAGTCAATGGCCTTGTCTTTCACATATAATGCTTCTTCGACTCCGTCAGAGGTGTGGATTCTAGCGTAGAACTCACGAACTGCTTTTGATACCGCTGGGTCATGATGGTTTAGTTCTGTTCTCAACAGAGACATCATTACCTCGCCATTTGGGTGGGTATTGTATTTCTCTCTATAACCCATCAAAGTGGTGGCAAAGATTTGTAAGTATTTCTTTTCAAAGAAATTTACATCTAATACCTCCGTGATCTGGTCGTAGAAAGGTCTGTCTTCTAGCATTAGTTGGCAGATCTTCTCTTGGAAGTTTTTGCCAAACTTGGAAAAAGTCTCCCTCTTTTTAAAATTATTTAAATCGCTCATATGTCCTCCCTGATTGATTATGAATATAATATAACTGGTTCTGTGTTAGTTGTCAAGTATTTTTATCTATTTATTCTCCGAAAAACTGTTTGCAGGTCGTTGAAGTTAAGATGTCCGGCATCATCTTCAAAGAGCATTTGTGTGAACTTAATTTTTCCAAAAAATGGTTCAAAATCCTTTATTGACTTGTCAATCATCGCTCTATTGATCGGACGAATGTTCGGATAATAGAGTTGCATGATCTTATAATTGTCTTTAACTAGTTGCTCACTTCTCCCGATGTTCTCGTGGATTTTCATTTTCTTTCCTTGCATGGCACAATCTCTCATAATGTCGCTTACTTCATAGACATCTTCACGAATTAAATATGGAAATCTTTTCGCAACAGTCTTAAGTCCTGCACCTTTTACACCCGGAAGATTGTCAGATTTGTCCCCAACTATTGCCCTGGCAAGAGCAAAATTTTTGGGATGAATCTTGAATTCTTCAAGGATGGATTGTTTATTCAAAGTCTTCTTCTGTATCGGACGATATACGGATACATCATCATCGCACAGTTGAAAAAAATCTTTATCTGATGATACAATGATTTTGTTCCACCCTTCGTAGTAACTTGATTGAACCACATGGGCTATGATGTCGTCTGCTTCTGTGTAGTCGGCAATAAGCTGGATCACAGGCATCTGATTGAGATACTCCATCAGTCGCACCTGCTGATATCCTTTGTTGGCCGCTTCTTCATCCTCGGGAAGGTCAATCATCCTCCGGTTGAAGCGGACGGGCTTACGACCACCTTTATAGTCTTTATTCATAGATCGCTTTCGTTGAGAGCCCTCATGGCCATCCCAAGCAATTATTACTTCATCGGCATTAAAGTCTCGTGAGACCTTTTGTAGGGACTTTAAGAACCCAATTGTGCCACCAACCGGATATCCCTTTTTGTTTAGATGCGGAGAGATCACATATGACCTCAAAAACATATTTAGTGCATCAATTATTACAACATTCTTCATTTGTCCTCCACGACTGTATATGTATAATCCTTTTTGGGGAAATGCATCTCAATAGCACCACCCTTCTGGGTTATTATGAACTTGTGTTCATTTTCCGTTAGAAGCTCACCATAAACATAGTGTTTTCCGTTTTTGACTTTTACTTTTTTCATAATTCCTCCGATATTATAATATAACATATCAAACCTACATTGTCAAGAATTTAGGTAAAAAAAATCCCCACCGATTTGGTGGGGATTCAAGGAGGTACATCATGAAACTAACAGCTTTCATCCTTAATTAGTCTTCGGAATCGATATTAACGTTTTTTCCTTCCGAATCAAACTTCTTGATGATTTCTTCGTCCATAATGTCAAAGACAGCCTGTCTAAATTCATCATCTTTTAGTTTGTCTAACCAACTAGTTCGTTGAAACTTATACTCTTTCCCAGATTTGGAAACTAGCTTATTCCACGCACCGGATTTAAAGCGATCAGATCCTGATAGTCGGAGTGCTTCCAGCCAGGATTCTTGATCTTGAATCCCAACACCATCACCCCATAGAATCTTGAAGCCACATGTCCTGCCTTCAGAGCCGAACCGTGATTTCTCAATCTTGACTTTTACCTCGGAACCAATTCGGAGACCAGAGTCATCAACAACATACGAGGCTTTCGCCTTCCTCTTGGTCAGCCAAATACGAAGAGACGAGAAGTATTCAATAGCCTTGCCACCGGGGGCGATGTAAGGGGTTGTCATGGCTTCCGCCACATTCATCGTTATGTTCGTCTTAAGCTGATTGATCAAGAGTAGTGTGCATTGATGGTTTGCCAATGGGATGGTCAATTTCGGGAATGCTTTAGAAAAAATTCTCGGCTTAACCGCCATTGTGCTCTGTGGGTTGAAGTCGCTCTCCAATTCCTTTTCAGAAGTTGTAGCAGCGATGGAGTCCCAAATAAAGAAGAATTGAGTGTCAGGGTATTGACCCATCAAATCTTCAATTGTCTCCAGAGTCTTCTCAACGGAAACTGCCTGAACATACATAAAGTTGTTCTTAATATCAACACCAGAGTTCTCAAGGAACCCAGGGTCAATAGCAGACTCCGCATCAAAATAGACCACAAAGTGTCCCATTCTTTGAGCCTCAGAAGCGATCTGGCAGGCCATAAAAGACTTGCCAGCGCTTGAGAGACCTGCGAGTTCGGTAATCTTTCCGACTGGAATACCAGCCATCTTTCCACGGCAAATGATGGAATCAAGCCATCGTGAGCCAGTTGGAATCCACTCCTTAACGGTTGTGGGATTATCTTGGCGCAAATCATGGGCCACATCAAGACCAACTTTCTTGTTGATGAATTTTTTCATGTCCGCGATGTTAATCTTGCCGGCCTTGGTCATTACTCCTCTCCTTCTTCTTCAGATTCCTCTTCGGTCTCCTCAGACTCTTCTTCCTCGGTCTCTTCTTCGGTACTCTCTTCAGAGCTTTCTTCAGATTCCTCAGATGTTTCCTCTGTAACTTCTTCTTCAGCTACAGAAGTATCTTCTTCCTTCTCGCCACAGGCGAAAAGCATTGTAAGTAGTAAACTAATCATTTATTGTCTCCTTTATTAGTATTAGTTGTCTCAGTTGAAACAGCATTTACTTCAGTTGTAGAATTTTCAGTCGTAGTCTCAGTGGTTGTCTGAGCAGTCGGAACTGTATTCGTTGTTTCAGTAGTTGTTACTTCAACCGTTTCTGTTGCTACATCTGTAGTTGTAGCTTCTTCATCTCCGCAAGCGAAGAGTAGTGTCAATAGCAATGTCATATCTTTTCTCCTTTGTCAGTGCTAAAATTTCTGTGTTATAAGCAAAAAAAAGTGCCACCCCTTTTTCTAACCAAGGGCGGGTGGCAATTCCCTTACAACACAGGAGGACTATGATTTAATCGTTTTTCATGAAAGCAGCAAATGCCTCGTCCACATTCCCCTCTGGTTTTTTATAATGAGTACTCTCCGACGAAGAGCCTTCAGCCGAACTATCAGAGGACAGATAGCCGTCAAGAATCTCTTGAATTTGTTCCGGAGTTTTGCGATCAAATAACGCATCAATATCAGGAACAGAGTCAATCAACTCTTGACAATCAGCGATTGTGTCGTCACAAAGGACAGACGGTCGTCGCCTAGGCTGAAGGGTTGTCTTCGGAAAAGATCCGGGTGTTCCAGGCACATTGTAATTCAACTTAATGTCGGTTCCTGTTTCTGGATCTGTAATATCTCCATAGTCAGGGTCCAAGACATATCCCAATAGGGTTTCATAAGCTGTCTTACCATAAGCCCAGATTTTTACACCTTCAGACTCATTACCACGAACCAATACAGGGGAATAGTATCGCTTTCGTGCAAATAATTTCTTTGCCTCATTTTTGAGGGTGGTATCATCGTTCTCAACGCCATCACGCCACAGTTTTGATGCAAAGTCACAGATTGCACACTCACCGCCGTCATTGCGTTTATTACAATAGATTCCAGGGTTTTTACCAACATTGTAGTGAAATTGAAATTCACGGAACGGATCTCCATCCGCAGTTGGTAGGATACGAACCATTTGATCGCCCGCTTTTGGCTTCCACATAGTAGAATTCTTGCCAGTTGGTTTTTTGCCATTTTTAGATGCATTTAGTTTGGCTCGCATCGCTTCTAGATTTAACGCCATAGTAGTTTCTCCTTTTGTTATGGTATTTTTTTGTGTTTTATCACTAAGGTAAGCAGGGTTTCGACCGTACTTCCAATTGTAATTCGATTATGTATATATTATAACATTTTTAAGATGGTTTGTCAAGTAATTTCATTACTTTTTTTTATTTTTTCTGATATTTTCCAGAAACCATATGCCACCAAGCCGTTAAGCCCAACTTCAATGAACAATGATAAAAGAACAATATTCAGAGGTATGTTAACCTGCATCATTGCTCGAATTGGTGCAGAAATCATTGCAAGGCAAAATATTGCCGCTATGAATTTGAATGCGAACTCAAGAATGATATATGTATATTTTTTCACATTATCCTCCAATCTACTTTGTCAAGTAAAAATGTTAAAAAAGTGGTCTTTTTTTTGGGAGACCACCAACCCAAGGGCTGATTAGCCCTTAT